CTGGTAGAATAATGCTTTTGGAGTATTATCTGTAAATGAAAGATCATTGATACAAGATAATAATGTAGGTCAGTTAGTATTAGGTACTGGTGGTGTATTAGATAGATACGATTATTTGAGTACTCTAAATGGTACTAATGTAGTTAATGATAGAAGTATTGTTAACTCTAGTAATAGCATATATTGGTACGATTCTAATAAGAATGAAATATGTAAATCTACAGGAAGTGGAATAAGTATAATATCAAAAGATTGTAACGTGCAGTCTTATATGAATAACATGTATAATCAAAAGACTAAAGGAGCTAATTCATTGTATGATAAGAAATATGATGAAGTATGGTTCAGACTGTATAATAAGTCTTTGATATATAATGAAAAATTAAACGCATTTACATCTTTATATACATTTGATCCAGATTTTACGTTACCTCTTACAGATAAAATTGTAACAACTAAGAATAATGAGTTCTATATCATTAATTCATTAGATATAGAAGGATTTGGTGATACTAGTAAAGACGTTAGATTAAAGATAGTAGTAAACAAAGATCCTCAGTATACTAAAGTATTTGATAATATTGCATTACAAGGAGAATTTATAGATCCTAATAATAAGATATTAACTAATGATATATTAGATGGAATAAAATTCAGTACTAAACATCAAGTAGCGAATAAAGAAGGAGAAGATTTAGTATTTGACTATCGTGAAGATACTTATAGAATGCCTGTTCCAAGATAGGATCAATTCGAGGAAGAAGACAATATGTCATTTCCTGCTAGAATGAGAGGTAAATATATGATATGTGATTATAAATTTAAATCAGATAAGGATTATTCTTTTTAGATGCCTTAGATAACAACTACTTATAGATATTCTAGAATTTAATATGAAAAAGAATACAAAGAAAAGAAAGATATAGATTCCTGCTGCGTAGTTTGGTTTGCCGGTATCTTTAAGTAATATGTAGGAATTACAATCATCAATGGCTAGGGGGACTGCTCCAAATAACCCTAACAATCTTATGATTAAGAATAATCCTGCTAATACAAATATAGGAAATATATCAGAAATAGCTTAGGCAATACCTGGAGCCATAAATACATTGACAAGTCCTTTCTAGACTTCTACTGCTACTACTGGTGGAGAGGCTACTATGCAATCTCTTACTGGTATAGCGGAAGGTGCAGGATCTGGAGCACAACTTGGTATGACTATAGGTGGACCTGTAGGTGGTTTAGTAGGTGGTATTGCTGGTGCAGCAGTTGGTCTTATTGGTAAGAAAGGAAAAGCAGCAGAAATGACCTCATTTACTGACTTTGATGAAGGTACTCTGGGTACTGGCCTAAGAGGTGCATTTAGAAATAAGAAACTTAGAAGACGTAGAGCAGCTATAAGGTTGAATGCATTTCAAAATAGAGAAGCTGTAGCTGGTACAGAAAGATTAGCTAATGAATTTAATGAAGATAATACAGAATTTGATACTGATGTATTTGAGTACGGTGGTAAAGTTCCTTCATCATTGGCTTATGTAGACGATGGAGAATTAATACAGACTCCAGATGGTTCAGTAAGTAAAGTACCTGAACAAGGATAGCCTACAGACAGTAATTTAGTAAACTTACCAGAAGGAAGTAGAATATTAAGTAATACTTTGAAAGTGCCTGGTACAAATAAAACCTTTGCAGAATTAGGTGATAAAGTAATGACTAGAAAGAAAAGTAAAGGAAAAGACATATACGCTTAGAATGCAAATATGCTTAATGAGATGAATAATAAATTAATGCATGACAAACTATTTGCTATGCAAGAAAGTATTAAAGCTAAGAAAGGTATTAAGAATAAAACTAAAGAACTAGAGAGTTTTGCTAGAGGAGGTGACAATACTCCAGCTGGATACAATGCTGCTGGTTTTATGATAGACCCTAGATTTGCTGGTGAAATCAGTATGGGTGTTAGTGCTCCTACACCAAGAGTTAGAGATACTTGGGGTATAAAAGGAGATGTTACTGCTCCTTGGGATAATTATGGTAGAGTATCAGAAGTAAATGCTGGTACATTACCTGAAGTGACTATTACTGCTCCCAAAAGAACTAAATTTAGTAGTTCTTAGACTATTTCTAAAAAGGCTACTCCTAGAGTAGCTAAATCTGTAGTTGCTCCAGAGATAATGTCTGATTTAAATACTATTGATGAAATAGTACCGGAAGTATCCGCTACTCCTCAAGATATTAGAACTAGAAGTATAATGCCTACTATAGGTACTAATCCTACTACAGTTAATACTCCTGAAGTAAATAGTCCTAACTGGGTAGACGCTATTAGTGACTTTGCAACACTAGCTCCAATAATGTCTAATCTATTCACAGGTAATCCAGAATCAGTATAGGCTAATTATAATCCATACGCATCTGCTATTGCTAATACTATGGGTAGACGTAGATATAATATTAATCCTTTACTTAGAGATATAGAGCAAAATAGAGATGTGGCTAATTATAGTGCAAGTCAACAAATGACTAATACTGGTCATAATATGGCATTTAGATTACAGAATGCTATCCAAGCAAATAAAGCTAAAGCTGCAGCCAGAGCTACTGAAAGTAATGTTAACAATCAGTACAAAGGTGAGTATGCTAATGCTATGAATGATCTCGGTAAACAATGGGTTAATGCTACAAATCTTGCCTCAGATCTCAATGCATAGAATAGAGCCTCTGCTCGTAATATTCGTAGAGCTGGATTAAGTCAGTTGAGTCAATTTGCACAGAACAAATCTCTTATGCGTAATCAAAGTAAGAGAGATAAGGCTATGCTTGAATTATATAAACCGTTCTTACAGGCAGGATTTACATCAGATGCTATTAAGAATTGGAGTAAGTACTTAAGATAATAGGATAAATTATGTAGGCAAATAGATATGATAGAGCTGCAGAAGCTCCTATATTAAACACATACGTTCCTATTAATTTTGGTGAATTATATAGGATAGGTGCAGCACAGAAAGAAGCTGTAGATTAGGCTGCAAAAGATTTAACGAATACAATTACTACATTTGGAGAGTTTCAATCTCCTTCTGCAGTAGATACAGAAAACTACTATAAGAACTCTATAGGTAAGTTCTCTGATTTGATTCAAGAGGCATCTACTAATCCAGATGCTATGAAGGATGCTAACTTTAGGTCTAGATTACAATAGAGAATTAATAACATAGATTACGGTTATTTAAGTAGACTTAAGTAGAGTAGAGAGGGTATGCTTGCTAGATAGAAAGCAAATCAACAATTAATGTTATCTGGTAAATATAATCCTTTGTGGCATAATGTAGACTTTACTAATTATGATACAGCACAGAATGATATATTCAACGATATATCTCCTTTAGCCTATAAATCAGAAGTAGACTTAGTTAAACCATATGTTGATAACCTGAAGGCTAGCTTTATTGGAGTGTCAAATGGTTGGATACACTCTGGAGTATCTACAGATAGAACAGATTATGAAATTCAAAAGAATCTATCAAGTATACAGAATACTCCTGAATACCGTAAGCATCTTGAAATATTACAAAGACAAGGTCTTAGTAAAGAAGATGCTGAGTATCAACTTAATAACACTCTAATCACAGCTGGTAGAGAGTTTGCATATGATTAGGCTGAACGTGATCCTTGGTGGATGGAAAGTGCTAAGTTACAGATGAAAGCTGCTGCTAATAGAAGTGCTCAAGCAATGAACAATCTTACTACTATATTACATAGAGATGCTCGTAAGACATTAATGGATAACTTTAGTGGTCTTACTCCTGATAAAGTATCTGTAGTAATGTAGAAAGGTGTAGATGCATTATCCCCTGAAGATTAGGCTATTTATGCTGCTAATACTAACCCTGCTGTAATGCAGGCTAGAATGCGTAATAGCTTTAACCAAATAGCAAGAAATCACAAGAGTCTTGTTGCTGCAGAGAACTATCTGTTAGATGTTATGTCCAGTCCACTTAGCCCTGAAGTAAGTGATGTATATGCTAAATAGGGTACTAATGGTACTAAAGCTTATGGTGGATATGAAGCTAACGATACTCGTAACTTTATTCTTGCTGAAGACTTTGCTTACGGATTAATGGGAACCACTCGTTCAAATGTTATTAATCCTGGCGGTAGAAATGCTAAGAACTTGAGTGATACTACAGTTAAAGGTATGGTAGCTCGTGATAAATTTAAACACAATTGGCAAATGGGTAATAAGTATCACGACTTTATTATCAAAGGTGATCCTAAAGTAACTACTGATGGTAACTTCTTATACCAAAGAAAATACGCTTATATTCCTATTGAGCAAATGAGTGATTTCACTCCTGAAGAAAGAGCTGCAATGGGAATGAGAAAGGTTAAATTAGGAAATACAACTACATCTACAACAGATAGATAGAGTTCTACTAGTGATGGTACTTCTAGAACCGTATCAGATAAAACAAGAGAATTTATTAGAGTTCCAATTTTAGGTTTAATACCAGATGAAGGTGAGTCAGCAATTACAAGAGATGCGGCTTGGACTCACGATAATAGACATTTAAGCAGTAAAACTACTGATACACAGAATCTCATTTCAGAGTATGAAAGAATGAATTAATATCTATTATGGATAAAATACTTAATACTAAACAAAGAGCAAGAGATTTCGAGCTCTACGATACTCCAAAGCTAGATACCTTTGGAATACAAGAATATAGTCAAGAAGCTAGATAGGCTCAGTTGCTTAATGAAGCAGCTGAGTCTGTACATAAACAATTGGAAGAAGCTGATTACAGTAGACCAAAAACTGAAAAAGATAATGAGTTTAGCTTATTAGATATAATTACAGATAATAAAATAGGTCACACTGTATTAGATCCTTGGAGACAAGCTAATGTACAAGGTCATTAGGTTAACTTAGATAAGAAGTATAGTGAGCTATCTTCTACTGAAGGATTATGGGTTCCTCAACTAGAAAATGCTAAAGACTATTTAAATTCTAAACAAGAATTAATAGACTTAAATAGGAATATAGAGCTTAATGGGTATAACTGGTCTGATTCACAATTAGCTGCAGCCTATACTCGTTAGAATGAATTGAGCCAAAAAATTGCTCAATTAGAACCTGCTGTTAAGGAAATGGCTAGAACTAATCCTTATCTGCAGGATATATTTTATGAAACAAGACCTCAAGAACTATTTAAGAATCGTGAGAAGTTTGGTAGTGTTAAAGATTATTTAAAATATTTAACTTATGACTACCTTAATGCAAATTACTCTGCTGACTTAAATCCCAATAATAACTTTAAACACATGTTGTCTGCTGAGGGAGTTAATACTATATTTGGTAATATAGGTAAACTCAGTCCTGAACAAATGTAGTTTATGTGGGATAGTAGAAATAAGAATGATATGAATTCTCTTTCTACACAAGTAAGTTAGTTAGATGAAGCTTTACAGGTAGCTAATGCCAGAAAGAAATCTAAAGAAGAAGATATTCAAGCTAAGATTAACACTATCAAGAAAGGTAATCTATTATTCGATCCTACTAAGATAGACCCAGAATTCAAAGCTAAATTCGAGAGAAACGAAATTAGTATCGACGATCCTATGAGTTGGTATTACGCATTGCCTCATTTAGGTAGTAGTTACTCAGAATTTGGAGCTATGATTGGTCAAATGGGAGCCAGTGCTATATTGAATGGAGTAGCTAAAGGAGCTCTCTCTGCAAGCTCTGGTGGTACTTTACCTTTGTTATATGCTATGACTGAAGCTGGAGTTAACTATGCCATAGCTTCTTATATGCGCGATAGTGAAACATCTTCAGAAGCATTCTCTGCATATCAAGAAAGAGTACTTAATGGTGCTAATGAATTAGGTATTAATATTTCTAATATTACTAATCAAACGAAGTCTAGATTGGCTTCATTAGGCTATCCTGTAGATGATATGGATGATTATGAAATATTTCAAGCATCCGTAGCACAACAGTTAAAGACTGACGATCCAAGATATAACGAAATACTTGACGAATCTAAAAAGGGTTTAGAAGTATTAAAACAGACTAACTCAGCCTTATCTATTCCTGATTATGTAGAATCTACTTTATTCTCATATGGTGGCCAATGGCTGTCTAGAGCGTATGGTATGCGTAGATTACTGGGTAAGACTCCTAACATGGCTACTTCTGCTGAAATGGCTTAGTCAGTATCTAATAGAGGATTAGCTGAGGCAGGTAATTCCATACTTGATAATACCCTTACCAGAGTAGCTGATAAGATATCTAAGAACCCTATGGGTAAAGTAGCTACTAAGGATGCTTTAAGTACTATTACTAAATTAGGTAAAGCTTTAGGATTAAGTTATTTTACTGAACGTACTGAAGAAGGTGTTCAGAATTTAGTATCTAGTAGATATCAGAAAGGGGATTACGATAATGCTGAAGGATATTCTTTGTTAAGTGGTGCAGCTAATATGGCTAATCTAGGACTAGAGGCTAACTTGGCTTATTACGGTATACATCCAGATAATACTCTTAATACAGATAAGGATCTTATCAACGAAATGAAAATTGGTGGATTTACTGGTTTGTTTATGACAGGCGTATATGGAGCTAGGGATGTATATGAAGGCACTAAGCAAGTATTAACAGACAATAAACTTAGAGGTCTTACTGCTGATCATTATGCTGATGCTGAAAGAGATAACAAAATAGATCAGTTTATCTCCGCTTCTAAGTAGAATGGTAATAACTTTGGTAGAATACGTAACTCTTTACAATCATTGAAACAATATAAGCCAGAAGGTGTAACTGATGAAATGATTGATGAAGACATAGCTTTAGCTAATACTGTATCTACTTATGTCTCTAATAAAGAACTTAATGATATAGCTAATCAAATTAATGCTACTTTTGGTGATACACAATATAATCAGATTATCAAGAATGCCATTAATTTACGTGATAGATTGAATGATCAGACACAAGCTTCTGAAAATTCTACTAAAGCTATTGAAGAACTTGAATCTAAAATACGTAATGATAATACGTTAGATAGTATGTTTAGACTAATGTATAATCAATATGTAGACGAATTAGAAGGAGATGAAGCAATAGACTTTGTTCAATATAGAGAAAGTGCTATTGATAATCTTATAAATAATACTTATTTTAAAGTTCTTAATACTATTGATACGGAGTTATCTAACAGAAAGCAAGATTTAAAACGTCTAAAGTAGGACTTAAACTTAGATGTCAACATAGATGGTATATCTGGAATTCAATAGTATATTAAGAATCTAAAGAAATAGAATAAAAGAACAACAGAGCAACAAGAAGCATTAAACGCTATAGCTCTTCCCTATCAAGAGGAATTAGAACAAGCTCTTACTGAGAAGTTTATTAATGACGGAGCTACACAAGATCTTATTCAACATAATGCTGCATATATCGTCGGTTCTTATGCTGGCGATACAAGACTTTATAGACCTACTTGGGATAATATAACAGATGCTCAAAGACAATCTATACTTACTAATGCAGCTAATGAAGATGAAGCTAATGGAAGACAGCCTAGATCTGAACAACAGGTAATCAAAGACTACAATGACAAAGTAAATAAGGAGTGGGATGAAAGCGAGAACTTAGCTGATAAGCAATCACTTTATAAGCGTAGAGCTGTATCTGTTATTCAAAGAGATTTAATACGTAGAGATAGCAAAGAACAGGTAGCAAGACAGGAAAAAGAAGAAGAGTAGGGTACTCCTGCAGAAGAACCTGTAGTTGATGAAGATACTCAAACTGTAACTACTGAGGAACCTGCTACTTTAGAACAACCTTCTCCAGCTGAGAAAACTGAATCTCCTATGGATACAATGGAAGAAAATACTCCTCCTGTTGTACCTCAGGATGAGATGAAGGAAAAAGAAGATGAGGATAGTAAAACTATTTCTTAGATTGAAACTCTTGTAAATAAATTGGAATAGGAAGCAAATCCTGAATTAGAGACATTACCTCAAGAATTACTCGATGAAGAAGAAGCTAGAGAGTATGAATTAGACGATACTTATGTTGATGATACAGAGCGTACTAAGGTATAGGAGGAAGCTGTTAATAACAATTAGGATAATGACGATAATTCTAAATTAGATATAGAGATAGCCACCAATGCTGTAGAAGAAGTAACTCCAGAAAATCCTATTAATGATTCTGCTGAAGAAGCAGCAAACGATGATTCTCAGTCTTCATTTGAAGAAGAAAAAGAAGACAAAGACGTTCCTTCTACTATAGAGGAAAAGAAACCAAAAGTACCTGAAGTACAAACACCAGAACCTTCTCCTAGCATTGAACCTACTCCTGCTCCAATATAGGAAGCATAGAAAGATAAAGTAGCTCCTCCTACTCTTGAAGAAGGTAAAGCATCTGAGGTATACATTGACCCTGCTACAGATGAAGTAAAATGGGATCCTACTATGCAATAGAATCCGGATAACTCTATTACTATAGGAGAAGAAATGCTTCAAGTACAAAATGTATTTGACGAAATGTATGATGATGGATTTACTGGTCCTGCTACGTATGCTAATGATACAGCAGATATGGACGAACGTAATCCTATTATTACTAAGAGTAAACAAAAGAGAGCTTACATAGCTAATACTTTCTTCTACTTACCTACTACTGATGAAGTAATGCCTATTACAGTAGCAGGCAAACCTGTTACATTCATTACAAAGGATGGCAAAGCAGCTGAACGTAGACCTGGCTCTGTATTAGCAGTTAACCTGGCTACTCCAGGATGGCTTAGTACGGTAGATGACGCATATTATGTGGTAACCTCAAGTACACATGATATGAGTGGTGGAGATACCGCATTGAAGAACTTAGCTATACATCTGATTATAGAAAAAGATGGTATAGTATATAATACTTCTTTAAGAGCTATTACTCAAAGTCTGAGAGATGACCTACTTAATCTTGGTATGACTCCTGAAGATGTAGATGCTCAGATTAGCCATTTGCTTGCCCTTAGAACTAAGATCATCAAACAATACGCACCGAACTATTTTACAGATGGTAGATTGCCTCTAGAGGCAGCAAAACACGTTAAACCTACTAATATGCGTATCAGCAATGGTACTCTTAATAACATAGTAGATGAAAACGGTAATCCTGTTTATAGACATTTGAATGAAGTTGACGACTTTTAGATACCTAGTGATGGTCACAAATTAACAGAAGCTATTGTTACTGGAGATGTAGAAATAGGATACGGTACTGGGCCATTTGGTTTAAATCCCTTTAGTATTGTAAAACTAGATTAGACTGACGATACTTCTGTTCAAGGTACTGGATATGCTGGTAAATTGTATTATGTTCCTAAAGTAGAAAATACTCCGTCATAGAATAGTACTTTGCCTATAATGTTAGCAGAAGAATTACATCGAATACCCAATGTAAATAATTATAGTGAAATATAGTTAAGTAAGAATGTAGATGGTACTATCAATAGAGATGAAAACGGTAAGCCTATTCCTATGAGTACCGCAGAGTTCATTTACGAACTTATGGTTAATGGATTCTTCCATAATGAAATAGATGAATTCTTACTTGGTATTCTTGCTAATAATGGGGATAAGACTATTGTATCTGGTTTAACAGATAAAGAAAAGGTTTCTCTTAACTTCTTGGTAAGAAAGTAGTTAAATGTATATGAAAATGCTCTTGGTAAAAGATTCTTTGTAAATGGAGCATTAAGAGATTATACTAATCCTAGAATGGGTTATACTACTCGTTATACTAAACTTGACGGTATTACTGACTCATAGAAGAAAAGAATCGTATATGAGATATCACAGAATATACACTGGAATACAGATAAAGATTTATTAATGTCCCGTATTCCTGAGTAGGTAGTAAATGGTATGATTAGAGTAATAACTAATCATCCTGAATTAGCATCTAATGATGATACTCAAATACGTTTCGGTAATGATGCCATTACTTTCTCTCTTAGAGAATTAGGTTATAGTAAATAGAATGGTAAACTTGTAAAAGTTAATGAGCCTATTCTTATGGCTGCTTGGTTTATCAATCATGGCAAGATAAAGACTGACTTAGGTGATCATGCTTTTAAAGCTCCTTTTGTATATGCGGATGATGTGAAAGTAGTAGAATCATAGAAGAAGGCTTCTACTGCTACAAGATCTTCTGTTGCTTCTAATGGACAGACTATAGCTACTCAATCTCCAGTTAAGGCTACTCCTGAAAAGAAACAAGGTACTCCTAAACAACCGGTGATAGCTGAACCTGCTACACAAGAGAATCTTGATAAATATGGTCTTACTATTCCTTCTAATTAGAAATTGCTTCCTGGTCATACTTGGGGTATTATTACTAATAGACAAGGTAAGAAGATTGTATTATAGACTCCTAAAGATAAAGTAGCAGGAGTATTCTCTACAGTAAGAGGTACTAATACACTTAATGCTGAATCTGCTAGAAAATGGTTAGTAGATACGCTTGGATTGGATCCAGAGAATATTATAGTGACTAATGCTATGTTTGCTACTGGTTCTAATGAAAAGGCATATGGTATTATGAGAATGGTAGTCAATGCTATTACTCAAGAAATAATGCCACAAATAGGTTTATCTTTACAATCTGGAGAAGGTGTAGAATATCATGAAGCATTTCACTATGTTAGTTTACTGTTACTGAATGAAGCTCAACGTAGAGCTGTATATCAAGAGTATGTCAACACTCATAGTGAAGCTAGAGATTATACTGAACAGTAGGTTGAAGAAGCTCTCGCAGAGGAATTTAGAAGTTATATGATTAATGAAAAGAATCCTTCTCTGCGATATAAAATCGTCAAATTTTTTAAGAATGTAAGAGACTATATTAGAGCTTTATTTGGTAAACCTAACTTCCCTAGACAGTTATTTAAAGCTATTAAACAAGGATAGTTTAAAGATTATAAAGTAGCTGATACTATAGCTGAAGAATTCTATAGAAAACATCCATATGGAGTAACATATTATATACCTGGTCTTACTGCAGAGCAGATTAATAATATGCCTAACATATTTGACTCTCAGACCTTTTATAGTGTAGCTAATTCATTGACTTCTACAGCTCTTTCAATGTATAATATTAGAACTATTGATGATGTTCATGCATTAGATATAGATGGTATGTTCGATACTATTCAGGATAGAATAGATGCAGGTTGGATTGCTGAGGAATACATACCGTTAGTAGAGGATGTCGTAAGTAATAAAGATATATTTAAGAAGAATATATTGAGTAGACTTAATCAATTAGGTATTAAAGAAGTAGATAAGCAACAGACTGAAGAAGATAATAGATTAGATACTGAAACTGGTGATAATCCTGATAACACTTGGGATAAAAATCAAGGAGATATATCTAAGAAAGATAATATTGCATTCAGAGCTAAACTGTTCTTCTATTCTGTACCTAAGTATGAATATACATTTATTAGAGATGAACAGACTGGAGTAGTTACTAGAGAAATAGCTCCAGTATTAGATGAAATATTTAGTATTCCTACTACTGAATCATTCAATATTGTATGGAATAAGATAATGGAGAATTTATGGGATATTGATTCTTATCAAGATATTATTGATACTACAGCTAGATTAGCTGAAACAGATCCCACATTCTATGCATTGAATGAAATGTTTACATCTGAAGAGAATCCTATTGACGATAATACTAAAACTCAGCTAGAGACTACAATTAAGTCAGCTAAGATTCAGATGAATACGATTGAGGCTAAATCAGATACTCCTAATATTACATATGATATGTCAGATGAATAGAGGGATTTTGAAACAGCTGCTGCTCTTAAGAGATCTATTTGGGAAGTGTTAGACAGTGATAATCTTAGAAAGATTAGACGTTTACCATCAAGATGGTCTAAGGCATTTTTTGCATCCGCTAATGTAAAAGTGGATGATAACGGATAGAGATATCTCGATCCTAACGCTGTTAAGTATGTCAATTCACGAAGAACCAGACTTAATATATTGGCTACTAAAGCTAAGAAGTTAAAGAAAAATATGCCTGATAGTGAATTAGTACTACAGGAAATGAAAGATAATTTCATACAAATATGTAATGCTATTCAAATACCATTTGATGAATTAGCTCTTAATTATTTATTGTCTTAGATGCCAGATTCTAACATTACAGATAATGAACAATTAAACAAGTTTATTTCATTCTGGTCTTCTAAGGAAAGATAGAGCTTTAATAACGGTGTATTAGGTGATATCGTAGCTCTTGGCTTATCAGGTAAATCTTATATTAAAAAGCGTTCTGGGCAAGGTACAACAAGAACTATTGACCGTATATTCAATTATAGCTCTAAGGATGCTCAGATTAATAAAATGGCTGTAGCATATGGTAAGGTACATCCGTCTCCACAAGAATTCAGTGTAGTAGGAGCAGATGGTGCTTTAGTATATCCTATTAGCGAAAATAATTATTTTTCAGATTAGGTACGTAATATCAATAAAGATGCTCATGGTAAAAGACAATAGATATTAGATACTCCTTATAGTAGAAGAAGTTTGATTGCAAATGCTAAAGATACTAACTTTAAGTTGCATAACTTCTTAGCACTTAATATAGGAGAATCAAGTCGTGATTACTTTGGCATTACACCTATTGAAGACTATATAGCTAAATTAACTCTTACCTTCAACAATCAGATGATACTACCTACTATGTCTGATAAAAAGACTTGGTACAGTATATCTGGTTTACAATTAGTAAGAGATACTATAACCTCTAAGTACTTTGATGAAGGTACAGCTAATTACTATGCTGTATTAGGTGAAGAGATACCCGATGATGTGTCTTTAATCATTACTGATGATAGACGATTTAGTAAAAGAACTCTCGATATCTTTATTAATTACTGGTTAGATGAATTTGATGCAGTATTCGATTACTATGTTCATAAGCCATTTGTAGAGAAGAATCCTACTCTGAGAGTTGATAATTACCACGGTAAGATTAAGAATGGTAAGATGGACGCTAGTGGTAATGGTGGTAGATTTAGATACTTTAGTAGTCTTAGAGTTGGTGACAGAATCATTAATATTAACTAGGATTTAGCTAACCTCGAAAAAAATGGTTCTAATGAAGAAGTAATGTAGTATCTTAAAGATCTTAAAGTATTATTGCTCGGTTTTGAAAGAGTTAATAGTAGTGAAGAACTGACTACAAGTGCTAATATTTATCAAGCTATGAATAATCTACTTGTAGGAGCTACTACAAGAGAGATGAACAAACTTGTAAATAGAGGTATATTGGGCTTCAAAAATGGTAGGTTTGTAAATAAACTTATTCCTTATAATATATACTCTTACTATAAAAAAGCAGCTAATAATGGTATGTATACTACGGAAGAAGGTTCATTACTTAATGAAGATATACTGTACTCTATTATTGGTTCTCATGTAGCTAATAGTGCTTTATCTATTATAGAGGTAGAGAAATGCTTTACAGGTGACCCTGCTTACTATAAATGGAAGAAGTTTAATAAGGAAGTAAGAGACGATAGTGGAGAAGTAATAGCAAGCTACGATGTTATATCTGGTCGAGATGTAGACAAGATCAAACGTCTATCTGCTGTACTTTCTACTGGTACTAATCTTAGAACTATATGGGACAATCCTGCAGAAAATGACACTTCTATTAGTGTATTGCATTTGAAGGATAATGAAATTGGTTCTGAATACTATGGAGAATTGTATAAGATATTCCGTAACTCTATATTAAGAGATTTGCTTAGTCAAAGATATCCTGCTTATACAGATGATATGTTGATAGAAGCTCTTAATACTGAAGAAAAGGAATAGAAGTTCTATGATTCTTTGGATAAAGAGCAATAGAAGTTTGTAGATAGTTATTCTAAGAATAGCGCTAATCCTTATAGTGACGGAGCTATTAATCAATCTGATGCTGCTGTATATGTACGTCCTGCTTTATACAGGCGTATTATGAAAGCACTTGGTAACTGGTCTGATGAAATAGAAGAAGCATACAGAATAATGGAAGGAGAAGACGAAAGTTGGCTTAATGATCCTGTTAAGTATGCTAAAACTACTTCAGCTCTTATCAATCCTTTGAAGATGGTTTACTTTGGTGATCATCGAGATAGTCAGCTTAATTTGAATATACCAGTATTTGATAAGATGGCAATGTTCCCTATGTTTAAAGTGTTAGCTAAAGGTGATAATAGACTTCTCTATGAGCGTATGAACAATGAGGAACTGGGAACTATCGATATGCTTACTTTTGAATCTGCTGTTAAAGTAGGTGGTAGACAAAAGTATCAAACATATTTGGATAGTATGAATAATACTTTCAATATAGAAGATCTTGGCAAACCGTCTTATGATAAGTATCACCAAGAGGGTAATCTACCAGTATTTAAGTAGGATATCAGTAACTTAAGATTGCAGCTTAATACTAGTCCTCATGAACATTTGGATCGTTCATTTGGTACTTAGGCAGTTAAGATATGCCTTGGTAACCTTATAGATAATCGTACTTATGGTAATAATAAAGGACAGTCTGTTACAGGTGCTCAAATCAAAGAAAGAGTAATGAGTGCTATTAATAGATTATCTGTAAGAGGAGCCAATGACGTATTAAAACGATTCCTTAAAGATGGTACTATTAATAATAAGGCTTTATCAGATTACTTAATAAGTCAGGCAGTTTCCTCAGGTATGTCTGATGAAGTCATTGATGGATTTAAGTTAGATGAAAATGGTGAATTCCGTATTCCTCTTGCTGCTACAAGTTCAAGAAATTGGGTTGAAAGTAGAATAATATCCTACATTAATAAACAAGTAGTAGATTTAAATACTCCAGGTGGCTCAGCTATTCAGATGTCTTCATTTGGTTTCAAAGCTACTGGTGCTCGTAAACAATCTGCAATAGGTACTGCATTTAATGATGGTAAGAAATTACGTTTCTTGAATAAAGACGGTAGTATGGATGTCATGCTTAGTACTAACTTCTTTAGACACATTGTACCAAAAGAGTATCAAGGTAGTTATGGCCAAATGAGAAGATGGTTACTTGAGAAAGGTATAATAGGTAAGGATGCTACTCCTATGGGTGTTGGTTATCGTATTCCTACTCAGGGTCTTTCTTCAACGTTTAGCTTTAAAGTAGTAGATGTGTTACCAGATAGAATAGGTGATACCATCATAGTTCCTGATGAATTTACTGCTATGACTGGTTCTGACTTCGACGTTGATAAATTGTATTTAGCTACTCTTAATTATGACGAGAATGGTAATATAATGCAGTATGAGACAGATGAAGAAGGAAACGTACTACCAGAGGACAAGCAGAGTACTAAGGCGTTGTAGAATATGATTATATAGAGTTATCAGTTAGTAGTATCAGATAGCAAGAATATGGCAGAAACTAGAGCTTCTATTGATACTCTTACTAAGTTACTTTAGAAAGATATTCTACCTCTTATACAGCCTTCTGTTAAAGAGGAAGCTTTGCCAATGTATGAACTATTGCCTTCATTCCAACTTGCTCGTAAAGAGGAATATACAGGTGGTAAAGCAGGTATCGCTCCGTTTGCACTTAATTCTACTAATCACTGTTTAACTCAATTAGTACATCTATAGATGATATATACTAAAGGTAATCCTTATGGTTTAGGAACTATAGATGCTATCAGAGGTAGAGATGGTTTTAGAATACTAGACTGGTTATCAGCAATGATTAATGCACATGTAGACGTTGCTAAAGATCCGTACATTATGGCTCTGAATGTAAATCAAGTTACTTATAACATGACTAACTTACTGTTACGTGGTGGTATGGGTAAGACTACGTTCTATTTCTTAGCACAGCCTATATTGAAAGAATTTGCTGATTCTATGATTGCTAATAAGGGTGTATATGGTGTTACTACTTAGACTGAAAATCAGGTAGTTGCTACTTTATATGACAAGTACTTTAAACAATACAAGTCATATATAGATTCTTTAGATAATAATGACCCTACTAAGTATGATCATATTAAGAAGTATAATAGTATAGCAGATGAAGTAGGTATAGATTTAATATACGACAAAACTAAATTTGTACACGATAGAAGTACTGTGTTCAATGATAGTAGTCTTATCAACGGTCTAACCACTAAAGATCCTTATACTTAGTTAATCGTTCTTAAAGCTTACAATGAGCTTAATAATGATGCTAAGAGATTAAGTGAATTGGTACATCGTTCTTAGATTGATACTAAGAAGTTTGGTAACACTCTTGCTCAGTAGATGAACTTCAGAAATTCATATGAGACGTTCATTTATGATAATGCAGAATACTTCGTTATTGAAGGATAGGAATTTGATGAAAAGAATCCTCAAGAAGCTCTACGTACTTACTTTGGTAAAACATTCTTAAGTACTAAGCTACATCATGGTACATCATTACCACGTAAATTATTGCGTTCTTAGGCATTCCCTGCAACTTAGGTATTCCAGAATATCTTCACATCAGCAATGGGTATATTTGGTCAAAGAAAGGACATTGTATATAATAATGGACAAGAGGCAATAGCTTATAAGCATATAGGGGATAAGAAATTCGTAAACAGATTCTCTTCCTATATCGACTCTATTATTAGAGCAAGACTGTCTAGAGACTTACCCGCATTACATGCTACTGATGAAGAATTAGTAGGGATGCTATATGGCGAAGATAGTATGTGTAAAAGGTTAACTGGCATCAAGTAGTACATAATGGAGAACAAAGATAGATTCCCGTCGTTAATTGGTCAAGATGGTTATATACGTAATCAGTTACTTAATTATTTACAGGAATATCAAGCGGATGGTACAGTACAGTTAATAGACCGTATTGTATTATCTGATTCTTCCTTAAGTAATGACTATGAGACCGAGAATCAATTAGTATCTGCTTTTGCTGAATTACTTGAGTCTGATGATCCTATAGTTAGAGAATTTGCTAATGACTTAGCTAAGTATGCATACTTAACTTCTTATGATGAAAGAGGTAGTAATAACTTCTTTAATCTTGTTCCTAATAAGTGGAAAGAAGAAAACGGTTACGTAAATGTTATTAAAGAAGGTTTAAAGTCATTTAAGAGTTCCTCTAATCAAGCTGCTTATGCTTCTATTGCTGAAGAGAATGATAATGCTGAGGCCTTGTATTTCCCTTCTATCAATATTACTATTGCACGTAACTTATGGTAGGATGATAGTGTAGTTCAACCATTTGAAATAAATGTGGAAAAAGGGGATAAAGTATTACATCGTACTTCTGAAAGAGGAAGAGTAAGAACTACCTTGAAAACAGATTTATTTGCTACTTCACGTTCTAAGAAAGAATTTATTAAAGTAGTAAATGGAGCTGGTACTTCTAAAGTAACAGAACTATATAGAAAAGTAGGTCAAGTTTCTTATATTAATGAAGAAGGTGAAACTGTAGGAAGAGGTACTAAGTATATATATCAAAGAATACCTAAATTAGGTGTTATTGATAATGGATTTAGAGTTATGGAATTCTAGAAACATAGCTTAGAACCTTCTGCATTTGAAGCTAATTCATTTAATTATAATGCATTACTGACTGAAGGCGAAATTGAAGCATTAGCATTAAAGGCTATTAAAGATCCTAAAGCTGGTTCTGGTTTTACTAAACAGTTCTTCCCTGGAGAAATAAATTCTATTAAAGCAAGAATAGAATAGGATGCAAAGGAAATAGCAGGTACAGAGGATGGAAATCCTGTTATGGATAATGTATCTAATATTGATGTTGAAGACGTAATTGTTCCAACAGAAGATGTTACTATTACTCCAGAAATGATGCAAGAAGCTACTGATTTTGTATATGGTACTATCGAAACAGAAGACTTTACTGCAATTGAGGCAATAGAAGATTTTATGCAACAAATAGAAGATGTAAGTCAATTGACTGAAGTATTTGAAGCCCAATCTGCTCCTGATATAGAAACTGTATCTGATACAGCACAGAATGAAAGTTTTGAAGATATGTCTGCATTAGCGGAATTGGGTAAGAAACGTAGAAAAGAATGTGAATAATTATGCAGTGTTTAAATTTAAAGAATAAAGAAGTTAAAGCAGCTTTTGATGAAGTAGCAAAGGTACTTAATAGTGAAGACGCTGCTTATTATGTCATATCTGAAAATAATGGTTATGCTATAGACTAGGATCCTGATGGATCTTAGTCTTAGCTATTCCAAGACCTATTATAGAAATATAATGGAGATAGAGATAAGGCTATAATTGAGAGAGCTAAAAGCTTTGATTATTTGTCAGCCGATATATAGACAAGAAACCTAAGTTTTGAAGAGTAGTTTTTATCTAGTACAGATGAAAATGCTAGATTTATAGAAGTATCTATTGATAATTTAAATAAGTATAACTTTAATACTAAGAAAGAATTAGATGATAGATTAAGAAGTATACGAAAGAATCTCGAACAAGGTCTTATATCTCGTCTTAATTCTATTGATGAAAAGGATCCAGCTAAGAGAACTGAATTAAAAGAACAAATCAAATATCAGATAAAGAATATATAGAATGGAGTTATAGAGGACATAAAAGTTATTATGGACTTTACTGACGAACTTAAGGATGATATTAGAACAGTGGCAAGAGAAGTAATAGATGCGTATAATAATCGTACTAATGCTTTATCTGACGAAAGATTAGTTTCTCTTAATAAGAACTACTTCGGATTCTACTGTAAATATGCAAATGAAGTGTATAATTCTTTAGTAGACTTATCAAGTTATAGTGATATTATAGGAACTAAAGAATATGATAAATTGATGTCAGACTTATCTATATGTAAATCTATTCTTGATGCCTGCTCTGATCATGTTAAGCGCATGTAGGTATAGAATGCCAGAGAGATTATGCTTAACAATGGTATCTAGGTAGGTTCACCTACTATATATAATTACTTAGCTGAGAATACTAAGGAGACTAATAACGATATCTCTTCTCTTACACGATGGTTTGGTGCAGGCGATAAGATTAATGATGAAGCTATCAAGACATTATTCAATATACTTCAAAATACTGAAAATACTATTAATAATAATACTTTTGTGAAAGCACACTCTTTATTAGAGAAATTAAAGGCTGCTGGTAACAATCAAAAAGTATTGTTTGAAGTAGATGATGAAGGTAAAACTACAGGCTATATAGTAAGAGAAAGGAATTACGGTAAATTTCAAAGAGACTATAAAAAGTTCTTAGAGGATACAAGGAAAGAATTAGGTTTACATCCTGGAGAATTAACTTTACCAGAGAATAGAGAATTACGTATTCAGTATAATCGTAAGCGTAATGAATGGCTTTCTAAGCATTGTGAGCGTAAATATACTAAAGAGTATTATGATATGTTTAATGCTCTTAGTGATGAAGCGTCTAATGCACGTGAAAATATTATGATTAAGATCCGAGACCTTACTAGTAAGTATAAGAATATAGATGGCATAATTCAGTATGAGAAGTTTACTGAAGAAGAGTGGAATAGGTTACAAGTCTTATTCTTAGAAAAGAAACAATTGGCAAGTAAGTATGACCTTATGGGTAATGAAAAGCCAGAAGGTTCTATTGAAAGACAAATAGCTGACGAACTTACTGAACTTAATGATAAGATAGCCAAAGGTCTTAAAATGAAGACTAATCTGGAAAAGTTTGAAGCAGTACGTAAATAGAAAGAACAAGAACTTAGCGATAAAGACTATAATAAGTGGTACGAAAGAAATACTCGTACAGTATATTCTGAAGAATTCTATGACTTATTATCTAAAGTAGATAGAACTAACTATGGAGAAAAGTATGAGGAATTAAACCGTCAAAAAAGGGAAATACTTAATGCTTTCAGAGATGATAAGACTGGCGAGATTAATACTAATCTTATGTCTAATCATGTTATGAACTTAATAAATAGATTAGATGCTCGAATGAGAGTTATTCGTAAGTCTAAGAAAACAAATAAGTAGAAAGCTGGTATTAAGTTTGAAGACATAGCTAAAATAGTTCCTACTGATAGATATAGAAGAGACTATGCAGAAGCAGCTATGCTTGATTAGGAAATGCCTGGTACTCTTCAAGATTTTGAGCTTAGACATACTTATAGAGATGCACAAGGTAGAGTACATCCTAAATCCTATTATACTAAGATTGTACCTAAAGATGATAAATATATAACTGTACAACCTTCAATGAATTTCTCTGAAATATCTGAAGAATCTCCTTTCTACAATAAGAACTTTGATAGAACTAATGATGAATACTATCAGCCTAAGATGTCTTTATATGATAACAGTAAGGCTTATAAAGCTGTGATGCAGAATAAAGAGCTTAAGGAATTACGTCAAGCTATTATAGATACTATGGAAGAGTCTAATAATAAATTAGATAATTTACATAATTTAAATAAGTATAAGTTGCCATAGATATCAGGCTCTTGGTATAAATTCTTAAAGGCTCATAATTATAATCCTTTTACTGCTACTAAAGATTATTTACTTGATAGTGTATCTGTTAAGGGAGATGATTAGGGTATGCAGAAGAAGGTTAGAACCGCACCTGATGGTACTTCTTTAGCTATGGTTCCATAGTACTTTATTAAAGACTTAGATGATCCTGCTACTATTTCTGCAGATATGGTTGGTTCTGTTATTCAATACTTTAAAATGGCTGAGAACTTTAAATAGAAATCAGCTATTAAAGCTAAAGTAGAAAACATTAAAGCCTTCTTAGGTCAAAGAAAGTATACTGGTTCTAATACTGGAGTAGCAGCTGCTGTTAAGAAATTCTTCAAATAGAAAATAGAACCTAAAGATGGAGATTAGACTAACATTTATTAGTTTGCGAAGAAGTTCATAGATATGAATGTATATGATGTTAAGCTTAACTCTATTACATTCTCTATTGGAGAAAGAGAGTATAACATTACTAAGTTATTTAATAACTTACGTATTTATGGTACTCTGCGAAACTTAGGTTTGAATTTTGCTTGTGCTTTTACTGGATTCTTTACAGCTTTGCATTCACATTTAGTAAATGCAATTACTGGTAGATATTATGATTTTTCTGATGCAGCAGCGGGTTTCAAGGACTTAGTATATGATACCTTTAAGTATGGCATTAATGCTGGCAATAAGCATTATAAGAGTCCTCAGATGGCAGCTATGGATTATTTTGAAGTAGGTTCTACATTAGAAAGTTTGTCAAGAAATACAAACCGTAATAGATGGCTCAACGTATTACAGAATGAGTGGGCATTTGGAATTTATTCTATGTCTGATTATTTCATTAAAGGACAAATTCTAAATTCTGTTATGTACAACTATAAAAATGTAAACGGTGTGTTTCTATCTAAAGAGGAATATTTCAACAAATATGGTAGAACAGAAGATACTAAGGATAATTGGAAGAAATACAAATCCTTTAAAGCTTCTATCAAATTTGTTAATGGAGAATTAAAAGCCATTGACCCTAAAGACCAATATGCTGTTAATAAAGCTAAATTTACTGTAGGTAATACGGCTAAGAATCTAGCCGCATCTGCAGATGGTTAGCTTACACCTTTATAGAAAGCACAATTTACTACTAATGTATTTGGTGCTATGTGTATGATGCATAGATAGTATATACCTATCATTATGCAAGAAAGATGGACAATGTCTAAATAGTGGGACTATACTTCTTAGAGATATGTAGAAGGACTATTAAGAACTCCATTAAGAGTATTCTCTGAAATATACAAAGACAAAAAAGGTATAGATATTCTTACTACTTCTTTTAACCAACTTGTATTAAATAAAGGAATACAAGATAAGTTAACAAGAACTAATCTTAAAAAACTTAAAGTAGAATTATCTCTTATTCTTGCTATGTGGCCATTTATAGCCTATATTACAGGACAAGCCGCAGATGACGATAAGCGTAATAAATTATTAAACTTATTTGCTTATGTAATGGCAAGAACTTCTTTTGAATCGGGAGCTCCATATAAGCTTACAGATGTGTATAGTACTATTAAGACTCCTACACCATTATATAGCTTAATAGATAACTTTGGTGCAATTGTATCTTATCCTATAGAACAATTCTATGGATTATTTACAGATGAAAAAGATAAAAATAAAGTAATATCTAGAGGAGCATACAAAGGAGATACTCAACTAGAAAAAGCTTTCTGGTAGTCTACTCCATTTAAGAATGTTATAGAACTTAATGATATTCCAAGTAAACGAAGATACTACGATAAACAAATCGCAGGTAATTAAAAATAAAGCCAGGCTATTACACCTGGCTTTTTTGTTGGCACTGTTCACATGCTTCACATTTTAAACAATCAAAAAAAGAATCACTTAAAAAATCTTTCCAAATAATACAAACTTTAATTAAAAATTGCTTACTTAAGAGTAAAGATCCGTTTGTATAAATATCTTTATAAATGTCTATGTATTCCTTATCAAAAAGAGTAAGTACATAGGCATATTGTTTTGTTCCATTATAAAATACCAACCGTTTATTATAATAGAATCTATTCTGAGTAATCTCAGAGATAATATACTGATCATATAATCTATTATAGACTAATCCAATACTATTGTTATTAAGTATTAGCATATCTATAAAAGTATCAGTATTAAATACATGAGGATTTAGTTCAAAAAGGGCTACGTATAATCGTAGCCCTTTATTGTATTTACTAAAATCTATCATGCTGCTTCATCAGTTACTTCGACTTTATCTTCAATTGTAGAATTATCTACTTCTTCAACTTTATTCTCATCAACTTCATCAGCCGGATTAGTAATGACACAACTATTTATTGTCATCTCAATATCCAAGTCTTCTACTGTCTTAGCCTGTAAGTTCTTCAATTCCATCATTCTCATAATATTTACGAGTATGTTCCCAATTGTTAGAACTGATATGATATGATATTTCTGTTAAAGCTTCTGATATTATGTCTTTACGCTTGAGTAACTCCTCTTCGTTAAACATATTAAATACTCTAACTTCATACTTACCATTTGTTTGTATAGCAATAATATATGCTTCTAAGTCATAATCATCTACATTGAGATTTAACTCATTAAGCATATACCAGGTAATAGCACAAAGGTAAAAAGCTATTTGCCTATAATAATCAAACTCCTCTACGGAATGTTTGAAGTTATAAATATCACTTGTTGTTTTGAGGTCTATCAAAATAATTTTCTTATTAACGTGATCAAACATAACTCTATCTAATAAAGACTTACAGTCTATGTTCTTATATTGCCAGTTAATATGAAATTCATTATGACAGGTATATGTAGTCGGAACATTAAATAACAGTTTATTAGCTGCTACATGTTCTTGGAGATTTTGCTTAATTTGTTTAAGCATATTTAAGTCTGCAAAAGAAATTACTTTCTTTGTAGTACTTATTTGAAGATAGTTAATGTAGTCACTGTAAGTTTCTACAATCTTCTTAGCTTCGTTTTTCCTAATTTCTGCAGATTTTGTATTATTGTAAGAATTATTATATGCTTCTAATAATAATTTATCATCATCTGCTAAAGGATCTGTTAATTTATGTGAACTATAATATTCACATAAATCTCTTTGTTGTTTTACCTTTGGAACTTCAAAGTCTAATATTTCATAGTCTTTCCAAAATTCCTCAGGTTGAAGAATGTATTCATGTATCATAGTACCTTTTTCAAGAAACTTAGCACTCATACCTTCTTCTTTTCCATCTAACATATCACGAAGATATCTTGGACCTTTTTTAAGAAACCAACCTATTGCTGAATTTGAAATTCTAGTATTATCCTCATAATATGGAATTTCTATATTCATCATTCTTTACGATCTTCTTTTACGTATTTTTCAAATTTGTCTAAATACTCAAAACCTTCTTTGATTCTATTCATTGTACGAAAATTTATGAAAGCATTCCCAAAACATCCTTGTTTTAAGGCCTCTTCAATATTCTCTTCTGCTTCTATTATATCCTGTTCCATTTCTATCTTTTTTGTTTTTATATAAAGATCGAATTTACGAGACATAACTTTTTCGTCAATAAA